TAATCATTACCTAAACCCCGCAAATGTTGCAACGATTGGCCGAGAGCAGGATCCACTTTCAACTTTCCAGCTCATTTTATCGAGTTCATTAACTGTAACTTGCTGTACCGTTCGTCCTGTTTGTGATGCTGTCATTACCAAATTTAAAACCTTAACGTTGTTGATATAAACACCAAAGGTAACAGTCGTCGAATCCGTACATGCATAACTAAATTCTGTCAAATAGGCATTTTTTGGAAAGACAAACGGCGTTCCATTGGATGGAACAGACTTTGTTATTTCGAGCCATCTTCCCGTATTTGCATTACCGTCAAAACCACTCATCACCACAAATCTTGCTATGTTCTCATTATAATTTTTTACCTCTTCAATAGCTGATTGAGCATTAGTTGATACAAATCCATTAGTTGAGTTATCGAATGGAACATTTCCTGAAAATTGAGTTCTATTATACATGTAGATAGCAGCATGTGAGACGCTACTAAAACACAAAAGAAGTGGCAGTAGTTTTTTAATTAGCTTCATAATTTATTAACCCTTGGTATGTGACTCCAGTTGTCGAAGCTTTTACCTTGATTTGCTTGATTCTTCCCTTTGCTGACCACGCTATCGATTCGCCTATCGCAATGCTCAGATAGTTTGCTCCGTTATCAAACGATATTTGACAAAGTTTTGTTGTTGGAGTTTGGTAGTCACATTTGAAAAAAACTTCTGAGATTATTTTATTAGCTACGGCGGGAATTGTAGTTGCGGTTGTGTTTGCTGTTCCTGAGTAGTGGAAAGTTGAACCACTTAAATCTTGAACTTCCATCGAAGGTTCTTCATCAGCAGCAAAACAAAAACCCCCGATACTAAAAAGTACCAGGGTAAAAACTTTAATCAACTTCAGTGAAAAGTGTCGAATACTTTTCGAGCAGGTATGGCTCATTTTCATAACTTGCTACCTTCCCATTATCGCGGGGGTAAAACTGATGGTTTTTCCAAGACTCTACTCCACCAGTAATTATTTTTTCCCTTACGATTGTAACACCCGACTTGAAGCTTTTCCTATAAAATTTAAGCATAATTCACCTCATTTTCATAATTTAAATGAGATTCAGCTTATAAAAACTGAATCTCTGCGATGTGAAAGTTAATTACTGGATTTCTTTTACCGAAAGAACACCATCCATTGTTGATAGTGCGTTAATGTTCTTGCCAATGATTTTTAGCGTCTGTGTCCCAGTTGCTCCGCTAACAAACTCTAATGTTTTGAAGTTCATAACGGAGTTTAGAGATCCAGCTCCGCACCGAACACCAGGAACTAGGACATTTGTAACAGCATCATCAACATGAACAATTTTAAAAACTGCATCTCTAAAGCAAGACACAATTGCCTCAAGTTCACGGTAAGTCATGCTGTTTTGAAGGGTCAATGTGACAACATCAACTTCTGTTGCACTACCTGCACTTGTACCGTCTTCTGACAAAAGAGCGGCAGCGGTTGACGACTCAACAGAAACTACAAGTTCACCCTGTGAATTGGTTACAGGATAAATCAGGTTTCCTGCGGGATCTTTTGCAATCAGCGCAGCAAGTGCGTTTTTACCCGTAATTGAATCGCCCTGAGCTACTTTGTGCAGAGCAAGTCCAGCCTGGGTGGTTACGTCTTCGAGAACTGTAAAACTTGTTCTTAAATCAGCCATTTTTTACCCCTTTTAATTAGGTTCCTCTGTTAAATGTAAATAGGCCGAAACATCCAGTTGAGGCCCGTAGTTCATTTTAAAATCAACCTCTACCGTTAAATTTTCATCAAGTTTCATATACGGAGCCAGAGTAAATGAAACATTTGATTGAACAGGAGAAGTCTTTCCTTCCCCTATTATAACACTATTGGCCTTTAAATAAAATTCTCCGTAGCATCTTGAGCAAATATCTACTTTCCTTAGCTTCCATAGCTTATTTGCTGGAACAGTTTGGCTTATAAGGGTTTGAATCATTCCATTTGTTATTGATTTATTTGAAAAAACAAATGGATCTCCCGCAATTTCAGCCGCAATCGATCCACCAACAATGTTGACGTTAGTTGCGCCCTCTTTTCCAGTAGCTAAAAAATATTTATTTAAATCCCTATCCAGCAGTACAATAGGACTTCCGGCGTCGTTCGATAGGTTTGCAATATCTTCATCTTTAAATGGTGATTGCTGAGGAAATGACGAAACAGAAGTAGCATAAACACCAAGCTCTGCTTGTCCCCCTGAAACAATTATTTCTACCCAACATTTATTATGGATGCCTGGAACAAGCCGACGATCCGAAGTATCATCTGTTGAAATGATTGCATGTTGCGCGATATAGATTTTTTCGCCTGGAAAATCTCCCGAACCTGGACCAATATCATACCAACGAACTAAAACGCTTGCCCCTGCTTCAATGCTTTTTACCCACAAAGTGGCTAATAAACTGTTGCCATATGAAGATATTTGAGCGGTTTCGGTTCCAGGCATAAACAACTGAACAGGTATAACAGGCATGGACTCATATAAATTGAGCCGCGTTAGTCGTTGTGCGCTCATTGTTTTTTTCCTTATTTTTGCAAAAAAAAAGCTGACCACTTTTTATAGCAGTCAGCCCTTTTTCTCACAACAAAGCGTTATCTTGCGATGTTGTAACCATAAACAACCGATGTTTCAGTTGCCGACTGATCAAATCCCTTGAAAGCTACGCGGCGATAAGAAGCCAGCAGCCAGCGATCATGGTAAGGAAGATCCATCATCAGGCGAACTTGGATTGGTCTTCTGTTACCAAGATACCAACGTGTTAAGTTGACAAGGAGCATTCCAGCTTGAGTTTTGGTGGTATTGTCATAAACACCAGTTGCGTTCAAATCTTCACGCATGAACTCCGAACAGATGATAGGAATACCCTGATAAGCGGCAAGTGCGCCCTGCAAAACAGTAGCGTTAGGGCCAAACTTGTCGAGGGTTGCAACAGTCTCAAACGCCAACATTTGGGTATAGACGTTTGTTCCTACCACCCATGCAAGTTCTCTCTCATTCTTTCCAAACTTACCCATTTTTGCGCGAAGAGTACGAAGTTTGGTTTCATCTGCTACGGCATTGGTAAAATCAAAAGTTGCACCGTTGGCAGAGTTTGCAAGAGCTTGGCGACGTAATCCCTTCCAAATCTTCTCTGCAACATCAGCGCCAAGGAGCTGAGTGTCACTATCAATGTGAGTACCGTCATCATCACCATTGATAATTGCAGATTCAACAGCATCTTTCTGAGCTTTAACCACATGGTCGCGGCCAGCAGCCAAAAAGTCTGGTGCAGAATCTTCGTTAAGCTCTTCGGGAATCTCATAGTATTCAGCCAATTTGACAGCACTCATGGTCAGCTTGTCAGTTTGGAATTGTCCGGCGGTCATCGCTACGCCTTCGCTTGCCTTGCGGGCTTTTGTTCCTTGCTTAACAACTGGCTGATCAAATGGGTTGGTAGGCATGTTGATCACTTTGAAACGCTGCTCAAGCACTCGTTCTAAAGTGTACTCTTCGATATAACTAGAACTCATAGCAGTAGGCACCCACTCGTCACCGCCATTAGTAACGGTTGAGCCAAAAGCTTTGATCGCAGGGGTCAAGATCTCTCTACCATAGCGAGTATCAAGAATTCCCTTGATTGCCGACGTAATCTCTTGATCTTTGCGAATGTCATCAAGTGGTGCGCCATGGAACATTTGAGCCGTAAAGCGACCAACGTCGATAGCTTTTTTGAAATTCAGAACCAGATATTTAAGTTCATCTGGCACCATGCGAAATTGTGGGGCTGCTACGTTTACACCCAAAAGCTGTTTTGGATGGGTAACGCCAAAATATTTCATCGCTCTCATTTCGTCAGAATTGGACCGATTTCCAATTGTACTGACTTTGCTTTGAAGCTTGAGATTTTCTTGCTCAAGTTCTTGGGCTTTTACTTCTGCTGCCTCAACTCTTGATTTAAGAGTTTCGGTTTCCTTCAACATTCCTTCTAATTGCTCTTTTGTGTACATTTTTATCCCCCGTACATTATGAAAATCGCTTAAGTCTCATATTTAAATCATCCTGATTTTTTCTAATTCTTTCAATACAAGCTTTCATTTCCTCATTTGATTGCTGAGAATCTCCAGCTTGATTTTGATCTTCTTCCTGCTGCTGATCGTCTATTGGTTCAGTTTCGCCTGACTCTATGGGTTTGACAACCAATTTTTCAAAGGACTGATTCATCTTCTGAACTTCTGAAATCAATGTCCCTAAAAGCACGTTAGTTTGTTTAGCCAAATCTAACAAGGGACTTGTATTATTATCTACTGCATCTGCTCCAGTTGGAATAGGTGCGGATTTCTTTTCCTTATCACCGCACTGTTTTTGCTCTTCCTTATCGGTTGAACATCCCTTTCCCTCTTGCTGCGTATCTGGCTCTTTTTTAGTTCCACCAAACTTATTCAGATAAAGCCATGTCACAATAGAGTAATATTTTTCTGGATCTTCCCGCGAATATGATTGGTCTGCTGCTTCTTTTGCTTTTTCCCAAGCTGCTTCATCAGCTACCCAAGGAGCGGGATTACCTTCTGTGTTATTAGCGCAAGCCATAGCTTCATCATGCCACATTGATATGGAGCTATCCACCTCTTCTTTTGAAAGATCAGGTTTGGGAACAATCGAGCTATCGCCGCCTTCCCCATCTTTTGGTAGAGTTTCACCATCTTTTGGTGGATCTTCGTTGTTAATATCACCTGATTTTTTTCCTTCTTCTGTGCTTTCTGGATTGCCTTCAATTTCACCATCTTTTGGTTTTTTATCACCCATTTTTTGCCCCTTTATTTCAGCAATGACATGCGCTGCGAGGTTTATAGATATTGAATCAGTGGCTTCCTCATTCGATTGCCATAAAACATAATGATTTTCCGTTTCAGTCATTCGATCAGAAGCATAACCATATTGCTTTGCATATTTTTTTGCTGTTTCGCTATTTTTAAAACCAGATTTCTCAAGTTTTAAATTTAGCAAAGTAACCTTTTCACAACCAATTTGTTTTTTTGTCTCCTTGATGACTTCAGCCCTTGCCTTTTTCTGATATGCTGCAAGCCATCTCTTGGCTGTCTTAGTGCGGTTTTCTGGCATGGACTTTGAAAGAATTGAAAATGTTGAATCCTGGTTCATTGGGATTGGTACAACTGAGATTTCTAAAAGTTCGGCGTCAGTGATTAGCTTAACATCTCCATCTGTTGTCACATTTTTAGGATCAAAACCCACTGAAAATGTTTTTAAAATACCTTCTTCGATTAAATCTCTTACTGCCGTTAATTTCTCAGTTTTAGAATTGCTGATTTCAATTTCTGTATAAAGTCCACCGTCCCGTGGTTCCACCTTGATTGCTTTACCGATTGGAAGCGTACCAAATGCCATATCGATACCATGGTCAAAAAGAATTACTGGATTTTTCTTGAAGTTGTCGAGTTTCCAAGCTTTTGGTTCGATTCGCTCGATACCTCTATCAATCGTGTTGGCATTAGCAAATCCAGCTATCACGATTCTACCGCCTTCTTTTGCTTTAATATCGAAATCGCAACTTAATCTCTTATTCATTTGGTTTCGCCTCCTGTTCGTTTTTGATTAAATCATTCATCTCTTTTGCGGGAAGTGTGATCCAAGTACATCGGCAATTGATTACCGCACCCGCTGAACCCTTTGGATCACGCGGAAAAGATAGTCTTTCACTACTTCTTGGGTCTGTGAAGTCTGCATCATGGTCCACCACTTGACCATGAAGACCCCAATGGTCAGCTTCTGAATCTGGATAAAGACCGCCTGGATTTCCTCTTGTTCTTATGTCGGCGGTACTGATCCAAAGCTTTTTTAAGTCTGGAATGACCTTTGCAGCCTCTTTTGTTTGCCTTGCTTTTCCGATTGAAAGCGCCCCAAGCGATTCAGTCCTTGCGATAGTTTGCGCTCTACCCATCATTCTATCTGGATCGCCGAAAATCGAGCTTATTTTATCAGCTATAACATTGACAGTATCGCTTCTACCAATTCCATCCTTGATGACATTATAAATCTGATCGACTGTTGTTTTATTCATTTGAATAAGAGTGTTTTTACCCCTCGCTTCAACGTCTTTTAAAAGCTCTTTCTTTGTTTTATCGTCTAATTCTATAGATAAACCTGGAACTTTTTCCGGTGTATCTTCTGCAAGAATCCATCCGGCAATTGAAACGCCATGACCAATATCTTTATATTCTGTAATCCAATCATTAAAATATGCGCCGATTTCTGTTGCTATAAGTTCCTTGATAAATTTCTCATTTTTTGATTCATCATCTGCTTTTGTGTAAGACTTTTTAAATTTTTTGATAATCTTGTCGAGTTTTTTTATGACAGCAACAGATTGGTCAGCAAACAACTTTACTGCTGCTTTTTGAAGTTCCACTTCCGGTTTTTGAATAGCTTCACCTATTTTTTCTTTGTGTGCAGTGAACCAATCATTTTTTTTTTTGATAACAACATCAGCCGAATTGATTTGCTTCTCTTGAGCAGTTGGTGCGGTTTCTTCCATTGCCTTTATCGCTTCAACCGGACTTGAAAGCGTAAAGTTTTGAGCTGGAAGAGGATTAAAGCCAGGAAGTTGATCCCCGCCTTCGAGTGGGGGAAGTTTATAAATTTTTCCCCTAACTTCGTTAATCGTGTGGGTTTTGAGAAGTCCAGCCGCTTGTGTGGCTCTATCTATCTCATTTTCTTTAAGAATATCAACATTATCGTTGTCAAAGGCACAGAAAAACATATCACCGAGCATATTCTTAAAAGCTCGGTTGAATCCTTGAGCAATAAGGTTTTGAGTTGGAATCAGTGTTGAAGCCCAAAAGTTTTTAAGTGCAGTTTTGTATTCTTCTGATCCAAGAGATCCACCTGTTTGAAGACCGACTTCATGCTTTGGTACTTTAAGAAGTGCCAAAATGTCTTCCTTGTTCATAATGAGATAGTCTTTAAGCTGCTGGTCAGCAAGGGTATGGGCAATTTGCTTTGCTGTTACTCCCTTTGGAAGTACAAGAGTACGTCTTTGATTGGCGCGTCCTGTGTATGCCGCTTCAAAGGAACGTAAAAGTCTCGTTGCGTTTTTTTCGTTGGCTTCGTTGCTCATTTCCAATGACAAACCAGGAGTCGCGCCTTTGATATAGTAATTGTTCAAATATTCACCTGTAAAGCGATTAAATAATATAGGACGCCGACCAGGAATAAATGGACTCAATCCCCAATAATAGTTGGATGGATTCGGTTTTTTGGTGTGAATTACTTCTTGAACATTGAACGATTTAATAAGCTGAAGAGGTTCAAGATATCCAGAGAAAGAATAGCGATCATATCCAATTAAGGTTTGATCTTTGTCAAATTTTAGCATAACTGATTCAGCCGGTATCGGCCAAAGACTTGAAGAGAGTTGACCTTTCCATAAGATAGCATTTCCAATTAGAGTCAAATCAACGACATGATTGTACATCATATCAGCATAGCTCATTGATGGGTTTGGCTCATTGATTGTCTTTTGAAGGGGATGATTTGGAGCTGGTTCAACCTTTTCTTCGCCATCAACAATTAACTTTCGATAAACTTTAAGAGGCTGATTTGAAATTTTCATTCCAATTAGATCAACGACAACAAAAACCCAGTGTTCGGAAGTGAACAGCCCCTTGAGTGTCATCATATCAAGAAAAGCTTTTTCCTCCTGATTCCAAACGCCACCAGCTTTTTCAAAATCATTGACTATATCAAACGACTTGCTTTCCATCTCACTGAGCATTTTAGCAAGTCTTTGGTAGCTCATTTCTGTTGAAAGAATGTTTCTTTTCTTCTTTAACATCTCTTGATCGCTCATGGTGACCTCTAAAAATCGTCTTCAATCATGTCATTATAATAAAGCTCTAACTCTGTTTTATCGCTTTGGCTCTCGCTTTGCAAATCATCCAAAAACTTTACCGTCATATCACTCTCTGCGTAAAGCTCGAAACCGTACCAAGCAAAAGCCAAACTTGAAACAATATCATCATGCTTGCCAATGGGTGCGCCGTATGTTGTAGTTCCAATGGCGCTGATCTTAACTTCGTATGCTCTTAGCTCTCCCACCATCTCAGACCAAAACGGTATTTTAATCTGCGACTGCTCAAAACCTGTTATGAGTTTCATGATTATTTCAGACTTTAGGCTATTAGTCTGGATTATACCACGGTATGGTTGATTTATATATGCCATACTGTCATCGATTGCCTCACCTACCCCCGTCTTATCGTGAAGAATCATTTCAACCTGTTTAAATTTTCTACAGAAAAATGAAAGAATTCTCACCTGTTCGGTGTATGGCTTGCGGTGAAATCTCATGAAACCAATAAGCATACCTGTTTGCATATCAATAGCCGTGAAAACCGTATAGTCCTGCTTTTTGGCCCAGTCCGCACCAATGACAACAATTTTATCTTTGTGTTCTTCTATAAACCATTGATGGATTTCGCCAGTGAGTACAAACTTGTCTCCAAAGGTGCAAGCATCGATATTTGAGAATACCGCACCATCATCAATAAACTCTGCAAGGTAAAACTGTCTGAAGAGTCTCCAGGGGAGTTCCTTCTTTGCATTCTCGATAACCTGTAAATCAATAGTTGGATTATCCGAAGTTCGAGCATGAAGGAAAACTTTTTCAAGTGGCCGATCATTTTTCATCGACCAAATCATGTGGTCCCTGGCTTCCATGCATCCATCGTAAAACCAATTTTTACCAAAAGGGTAGCTGATAAAAATCATCGGCCCTTTTGTCTTAGTGGTAGTTGTTCGTGCAGAAGACTTTATTTCGGGAGGTTGTCGCGCAGCTTCATCGAACACATACGAATG